GTGGTGAGTTATATTCCATGGGTAATAGTAGTTTTTATACAGGCACAGGTCAAACTTATAGATTATCTAAAGTGACTACTGGGTCTAGTGGATGGACAGATATAGCGGCTGGTAATAATTTTGCTCTAGGAATTTGTGATGGTAAATTATTTGGTATAGGTCTTAATAGTAGTGGATGGTTTGGTAATGGAACTACTAATTCTAGTCTTTCTAATTTTACTGTTGTAAATAGTAATCCTTGGTGGACTAGAGTATCATGTGGTGAAGAAATGGCTATGGCTATGAGTGGTTCAGGTGGTTCAGGTGTATTATTCGCCGCTGGTAGAAATTTTGAAGGAAGAACAGGTCAAAATACAAGTACAGGCAACACTACAACTTGGACCCGAGTAGTCAATCATACAAGTAGTATATTTACTGACTTTAGCTGTGGTAATGACTTTACATTAGCCATTTCAGGGGGTAATATATTTGGCACAGGTGACGCCGCTGGTTTTGTGTTTGGAAATAATAGTGAGACAGATTTATTAACCTTTACCTTAGTATCAGGTAGTGGTATTTGGAGTAGAGTATTTGCTTTTAATGTTTTCAGTAAAGCTATAGATACTAATACTTTTCATTATCATTGTGGGTCTCAAGCCTATTCTAGGGGAGATGGTAGTATAGCTAACCTTAATGCTTGGACTCGCCTAAATACCACAGGTGAATTTGCCTCAGGTTGGCAGAATTTTTATGCTAACCATTTAGGTTTAACAACCTATGGAATTATAGGTGTTAAAGATAATAGACCTTTCTACATAGGACAAAGAGGTAGTACTACAGATTGGTTCCCAAATACAACTTGGACTGATTATACTACAGCTTCAAATGAGGCTACTTGGAAACCATTTGTAAGTACTAGTATTAATGTAAGCTGTAGTGCTGCTAGTTTTTGGGGTAGTCAATTTGAACCAACATTATTTATACAATTAACTCCAATATCATGATACATTTTGTTAAAATAAATACTGAGGAAGAATTATTAGAAAATTGGCTTGATCCCGCTGTTCCTCATATGTCAATGTGTTTTCAACAAACTAAACTAGATCAATGTATAAAAAAAGGTGATTATATTTATGCTAGTTATGAACCCTTAGAATTAACCGAAACTATGATTTGGGAAACTGTTAATGGCCCGGTTATAGTACCCCCAGGTATTTACTTTATCCACCCTAATTTTGAAGAGTTTTAAAAAAAATTTGGTTATATAAAATAATTTAATTATATTGAAAATGTTATGTCTATAGCTTTATCAATTAATTGTGAAGGGCTAGGTGATGTTATATCTTCTATACCTACTATTAGAAAAATATCTCAAGCTTATAACACACCTATAACTGTTTTTAGTTTATATCCTGAACTTTTTAAGAATCATCCTTGTGTAAGTAAAACCTTACATATAAATGATCCTAAAGAAGGATATGAGATGTTAAATACTTTTTCCCACATAGCTGGAAAAGAGCATAGTTTAGAAGGAAATGTTGTTCAATTCAAACATTCCCATATTGATATTAGACAATACCATGCTCTTTCTTTAGGTTTTTCTTTACTACCTAAAGAAATGGAAACTGATCTTTATATTGAAGAAGATTGGGAAGTAGATTTTAAAGATTATATTATAATACATCCTACCCATACTTGGTCTTCTAGAACTTGGTCCTTTGAGAATTGGCAAAATTTAATTTATAAACTAAATCAACTTAATATTCCTGTTATAGCTATAGGTAAAAATACAGTTGAACATGGGTATGGAGAAGCCTATAATAAAAAAGTTATGGAAATTGATATTCCATATGGTTTAAATTTAATGAATCATCCTGAGAGTAACTTTTCTAAGCTAAGAGGACTTTTTAAAAAAGCAAGATGTATTATAACTATGGATTCAGGTATGCTTCACTTAGCAGGAACAACTGATATTCATATAATTCAATTAGGATCTTCTATTAATCCTAAATTAAGAGCTCCTTATAGAAAAGGATCTCAAAACTATAAATATAATTATATTAAAGGATCTTGTGATTTATACTGTGCTTCCAATCTTAGATATAACATAAAAGAACATAATTCTATACAAGGTGCTCCACCTTTAGACAATTGTTTAGAAAATAAACCTACATTTGAATGTCATTCAAAAATAGAAGATGTTATCAATGTTGTAAAAAAATTACCTATGACTAAACAAAAATTAATGTATATAACTCCTCATTTGTCAACAGGAGGAATGCCTCAATATGTTTTAAGACAAATAAAAGAATTTAAAGCTTTTTTTGATATATCTATTATAGAATATGAGTTATATTCTGATACTTATATAGTTCAAAGAGAACAAATTAAAAATTTAATACCCCCTGAAAACTTTTTTTCTTTAGGGAAAGGTACTAATAATAAACCTGAGGTGCTTGATATTATCCAGCGGGTAAAACCTGATATTATTCATTTCCAAGAAGTCCCAGACAATTTTATACATGAAAGTATTTTAAAAAAATTATTTAATCTAAATAATAGACCATATTTTATAGTTACTACCCACTCTAGTTACACTAACCCTTCTAAGTTACAGTTTATACCTGATAAGTTTGTTTTAGTATCTGAATGGAGTAAAGAAAGATTTTCTAAGTTACCAACCCCATGTGAGGTGTGGGAATATCCTATTGATAATTTAACCCCAGAAAAAGAAAAATACCAAAAAGAATTAGGTTTAAATCCTAATTATAAACATATAATTAATGTTGGACTTTTTACTCAAGGAAAAAATCAAGGTGAACTATTCCAATTAGCTAAAGAATTAGAAGAATATCCATTTTATTTTCATTTTATAGGTAATCAGGCTGAGAATTTTTATGATTATTGGGGTCCTTTAATGGAAAATAAACCTGATAATTGTATTATATGGGGAGAAAGAGATGATGTTTATAAATTTATCCAAGCCGCTGATTTATTCTTTTTTAGTTCTAAATTAGAATTAAATCCTTTAGTTATTAAAGAAGCTTTATCTTATAAACTGCCTATTTTTATGAGAAAATTAAATACTTATTTAGATTATTATGATAATAATTTTTTAGTCACTTATATAGACAATGACCTTGAAAAAACTAAACAACTTTTAATATCCCATTTAAAATGATCTATAATAATTTAGAAAAAACAGCTAAGTATTTAGAAAAAATTTTTTTTAATGTAAACTTTATAATGGGAGCTCAATTAGATATTGATGGTCCTTCTTCTAGTACTTATCAAGTTAAATTTTTTAATCATAAAACTAATGAGTTAGTTTATGAAACTTTTTTAAAGTCTGGGATGTGGTCTAAACCTTCCATTCAATATTATATTCAATGGAGAATAGAAGTATGGGAAAACAATGAATTAAAATTTGAACATATACTTAATTGTGAGAATAAAAAAATATATATTCATTTAAGTAGTAAAGCTTTAGGTGATACTATAGCTTGGTTTCCTTATATAGAAGAATTTAGAAAAGAACATAATTGTGAAATAATATGTTCAACTTTTTATAATGATTGGTTTATAGAAAAATATCCTGAGATTCAATTTATTAATCCTGGAGAGATGGTTTATAATATATATGCTATGTATGATATAGGTTGGTTTTATACTGAAGAGGGTGGTATTGATTTAACTAAACATCCCAAAGATGTTAAATCATATCCTCTTCAAAAAACAGCTTCTGATATTTTAGGTTTACCTTATAAAGAAATTAAACCTAATTTAAATATAAAAATTTTAGAACCTTTTATAACTGAACCTTATGTTGTTATAGCACCACATGGTTCTAAACATGCCGCTTATTGGAGTTATCCTGGGGGTTGGCAGGTTGTTATAGATTGGTTAAATAGTCAAGGATATAAAGTAGTTATGTTATCTAGAGAATCTTTAGGAGATACTTGGCATGATTCTAAATTAGGAGGAACTTTAACAGGAGTAATAGATAAAACAGGAGATAATAGTTTCCAAGAAGTTTTTAATATTATCAACAATTCTGAACTACTAATAGGTTTGGGTAGTGGATTAACCTGGATAAGTTGGGCCTTAAACAAACCTACAATATTAATCTCAGGATTTAGTGATCCATACACAGAAATGCAAAATTGTATCCGCTTATCAGCTTCATCTAATGTTTGTGGAGGTTGTTTTAATACTCATAAATTAGATGCTGGGGATTGGGATTGGTGCCCCCATCATAAAAATACAGAACGTCATTTTGAATGCTCTAAATCTATAAAGCCTGAGCGGGTAATAAAATCTCTCAAAGAAGTTTTACATATTTATTAATATGGAACAAATTCAGTTATTGCAAGAAGAAATAGATCAACTTAAAAATCTTCAAAATTCCCAAACCCAATTAATTAATAACTTTGGTCAGATTGAATATCAAATCCAAATCTTAAATGACCAAAAAGAAGAATTAATAAAACAACTTAAAGAGTTTCAAAACCAAGAAAATGAATTAGGATTACAACTAACTCAAAAATATGGTGATGGAAGTATTGATCTAACTTCAGGTTTATTTACTAAATCTAACTAGTTTTTTAAGTCTTTTTTAATATTTATTATAAACCAATAATTGAAACAACATGGCAGAAGCATTATTATCACCTGGTGTATTTACTAGAGAAAATGACCAGTCTTTTATTCAACAACAACCAGTTCAAGCTGGGGCGGCTATCATAGGTCCTACAGTTAAAGGTCCTGTTGAAGAACCTACAGTTGTCACTTCTTATAGTGATTTTACAAATAAATTTGGTAGTGTATTTACTAGTGCTAGTAATACTTACACTTATTTTACGTCTATAGCAGCTTATAATTATTTTAATAATGGTGGAGATAGTTTATTAGTCACTCGTGTTGTTAGTGGAGCTTTTACCTCTGCCACAAGCACAGCTATAAGCTCAAGTGACCAACCAAGTTCACAACCTGCTTTTGTTCTAAAAACAATTGCTAAAGGATCTAATCAAAATAGTATCTCATCACAAGATAGTGATGGAGCCTTAGCTAGTGGTTCCTCAGACAACTTAAGATGGGAAATTTCTCAAACTGATTCTAATATAGGAACTTTTACTCTTTTAATTAGAAGAGGAGATGATATAACTGATGAAAAAGCAGTTTTAGAAACTTGGGCTAATTTATCACTAGATCCTTATGCTCCTAATTATATATCTAAAGTTATTGGAGATCAAGTTAAAACTAAAGTTACAGATAGTGCTGGTAATGTTTATCTTCAATATTCTGGATCTTATCCAAATCAAAGTAGATACGTTTATATATCTTCTGTAAAGAACGCTACACCTAATTATTTTGATAATAGTGGCAATCCTAAAACTCAATTTACAGGCTCATTACCTTCTACAGGCAGTGGTTCTTTTGAAAATGCTACTGGAGAATTATTTGGGGCTGGGGCTAGATTTTATGAGACAATAGCTGCTACTACCAATATTCAAGGATTAGATGCTTATGTATATACTGCTTCCTTAGATATATTATCAAATAAGGATGAATATCAATTCAACACCTTAGTAATGCCTGGGGTAATTAGTGATCTTGGAGGCACATCAGCTACAACTATCAATAAAGCCCTAACTATGGCTATTGAAAGAGGTGATTTCTTAACAGTTATAGACATGGAAACTTATGGAGCTACAGTTGCTAATGTAACATCTGAAGCCCAAACCTATAACAATAGTTACACCGCTACATATTGGCCTTGGTGCCAGGTGGCTGATCCTGATACTGGACAATTAGTATGGGTTCCTGCCTCAACATTAATCCCAGCTGTCTATGCTTTTAATGATAGAAATGCTGAAGCTTGGTTCGCCCCTGCTGGTTTAAATAGGGGAAGTTTACCAACAGTGATCAGAACTGAAAGAACTTTAACTAAATCAGATAGAGATACTTTATATTCTAGTAATGTTAATCCTATAGCTACTTTCCCTAATAGTGGTGTGGTAGTTTTTGGACAAAAAACATTACAAAAGAAAGCAAGTGCTCTTGATCGGGTCAATGTTAGAAGATTATTAATTGAGTTAAAAAATTATATAGGACAATTAGCTCAAAATTTAGTCTTTGAACAAAATACTACAGCTACAAGAAATGCCTTCTTATCTCAAGTTAACCCATATCTTGAAAGTATTCAACAAAGACAAGGTCTTTACGCCTTTAGAGTAATTATGGATGATAGTAACAACACACCTGATGTTATAGATAGAAATCAATTAGTAGGTCAAATATTCCTACAACCAACAAGAACAGCTGAGTTTATAGTACTTGATTTTAATGTTCTTCCAACAGGAGCTGAGTTTCCATCTTAATTAATAAAAATTTGAATTTATAATATTTATAATAAAATACAAAAATGGCAGTATTAGATCCAAACGAAATATTTTTTACAGCTTTTGAACCTAAAGTTAAAAATAGGTTTATCCTGTATGTTGATGGCATACCTTCTTATCTAATAAAAGGAGTAGGAGCTGTAACTGTAGAAATGGGAGAAATTAAACTAAATCATATTAATGTCTACCGTAAAATAAAAGGAAAGGCCAACTGGTCTGATCTTAGCATGACATTGTATGACCCAATTACCCCATCAGGAGCCCAGTCTGTAATGGAATGGGTTAGATTGCATCATGAATCTGTAACAGGTAGAGATGGTTATTCTGATTTTTATAAAAAAGATTTAACTATCAATGTTTTAGGTCCTGTTGGGGATATTATTAGTGAGTGGGTTGTCAAAGGAGCTTTCATTAAAACAGCTAATTTTGGTGAATTTAACTGGGACACTGAAGCTGAAGCTCAAAATATAGCTTTAACAGTTGGTATGGATTATTGTGTATTAAATTTCTAATAAACAAAATATATCTTAAGAAAAGAGCGCTATTATCGCGCTCTTTTTTTATTATTATATATTTATAATAAAATAAAGTTATTAAAAATGAGTGAATTTAAATTTCCCACAGAGACAATTGACTTACCTTCTAAAGGTTTAGTTTATTCTGAAGATAGTCCTCTATCAAACGGTAAAATAGAAATGAAATATATGACCGCTAAAGAGGAAGATATTTTAACTAATCAAAATTATATTCAAAAAGGTACAGTATTAGATGAATTATTAAAATCTCTTATTGTCACAAAAATTAATTTTGATGACCTTATTATAGGTGATAAAAATGCTATTCTTATAGCAGCCCGTATTTTAGGATATGGTAAAGATTATACTTTTATGTATGAAGGAGAAGAGATAACAATAGATTTATCAACTCTTGAAACTACTGAATTAGATGAGAAAGAATTTGTTAAGGGTAAAAATGAATTCTCTTTTACCTTACCTCACTCAGGAACTAACATTACATATAAACTTTTAACACATGGTGATGAAAGAAAAATTACTGATGAGGTAAAAGGTCTTCAAAGACTTAATAAAAATTCATCCCCAGAATTATCAACAAGACTAAAATATATGATTTTATCAGTTGATGGAGACCAATCAAAATCTACTGTTAGAAATTTTGTAGACAATTATTTTTTAGCTCGTGATTCTAGAGCATTTAGAGAACATATTAGAAGAACCCAGCCTGATGTAAAATTAATTTTTGATCATGATGGTCCTAATGGATTTAAATCTGATTTGAATATACCTATTGGAGTTAACTTTTTTTGGCCTGACGCCTGAGTATAGGGTAAATTTGTTCACACAAATACATGAGATAGTGTTTCATGGTAAAGGCGGCTATGATTATAACATTATTTACAATATGCCCATTTGGTTAAGAAATTTTACTTTTCATAAAATTAATGAATTTTATGAGAAAGAAAATAAAATGTATGAGGATGCTAAAAAAGGAAATAAAACAACAGTTATAGATCCTCAAGGTCAAGTTAAAGCACCTGAATTTATTAAAAAAACAAAAGTAAATTATAATAAAGAAGCATCACAAAAATGATGCTTTTTTATATTTATAACATATTATGGCAGCTACTCCTGAGCAAATAAAAAATACTGAAAAACTTGTAGCTTTATTAAAAGAAGCAGTTGAGTTATCTCAAAGATTAGGTGATACCTCTGGTGCTAGAAAATACAGTGAAGCTATAAAGGAAGCTAATAAAGCTACCTCAACTACTAGTGATGACCTCAAAAGTATGACTAGAGAGGTTAATGATTTAAGAAGAGAATGGAAAGAATTTAGTAGTGATTTAAGTGGAGCTAGAGCTAGTTTTAACTCTATATTAGATTCTATAAATAAATCTAACACAGTTGTAGGGCAAGTCACAACCTCTGTTAAAAATTTAGGTAGCATAGCTAGTGATTTACAAAGTATTCAAAGTGGGTATACTGAGTTAAATGAGAAAAATTTATCTCAAGTTAAAGAAAAAACTCAAAGAGAAAAACTTAGTTTAGAAATTGGAAGAAATCTTTTAGAATTTAAAAAAAGTGAGATTGAACAACAAATTGAACTTAATAGAAATATAGCTA